ATCTACAGCACCAAAATCACTAGGGTTAGCTGGAATAAAATCTGAGCCATCATCTACAGCACCAAAATCACTAGGGTTAGCTGGAATAAAATCTGAGCCATCATCTACAGCACCAAAATCACTAGGGTTAGCTGGAATAAAATCTGAGCCATCATCTACAGGTGCGGAGGTATTACCTACACTTGCGGTGCCCATAAAGGAGCTAGCACCGCCACCACCGCCACCGCCACCACCGCCTGTAACTGGAGTCGTCTGCATAGGATTAGTAGTTGGTAAATCATCATCTTTTTTTGCTGGTGTTGTAGTAGTTGTAGTAGCCGCAGGTGCAGGTGTTGGGGCAGGGGGTTGAACTGCTGCCACAGGTGCAACTGCTGAACTTGCAGTATTACCCATCAAATAATCGTACGCAGCTTTAGACTGGCCAGACAAGGTGTTGTATCTAGCATAAGGATCGTCGGCAGGATTACCACCACCAGCAAGAGCAATTAAGCCACCATCCTTAGCTTTATATGGAGGTAGCTGAGTAAGAGCTTGAGTGTTTGGGTCAAACGAATAAGGACGGATGTAGCCTGTAGACTGCGCTGTAGGCATCTTTGTCGACGTTGGAACCATTGCATCCGCAATAATTGGGGATGCTGCGGCAAGTCCTAGCTTCCAGTTGTCTTTGGCAAACTGTCCAAATGCAGAGGGGTCTTTTGTAACGGCTTTAAATCCAGCCCCAACTTTGTCAAATGCAGACGGCTGTATTCCCTGAACAGCCTGATTTGCTGCTTCTACGTTTCCTAAACTCTGAATACCAGCATCCGTTACGCCAGCATCCGCTAAATTAAACGCCATATCAGCGGGAACACCAGCACCAACGCCAGCACCAGCGCCAACAGCACCAGCATTAGCCATAGAACCAGCCAACCCTGCGCCGCCATAGGCACCCAAACCAGCCGACAAACCTCTACTCAAACTGCCAGTGCGCAATGTTTCAAAACCGCCAACAGCAATACCTGTACCTACAGCTGCGCTAGTACCTAAAGCAGCGCCAACAGCCGAACCAAGGCCGGGGGCAAACATATTAAGACCAAAGCCGATAAGTGCTGGAAGAAGCTTCTTTAAAAACTTGGCTTCAGGTAGGCCCGTCTCTGGGTTAATTGTTAGTGAACCACCATGTTTTAAAGCCAACGCCTGAAGACCCCCAACCTCGCCGGGGGTCATGTGGATGAGCATGGAGTCTCCGCCTCTACCTTTAGAGGCCATGTGGTTGGCTATTGCATGAAGGCTCATATTTGCCTCTCAAAATGGGGGTTGGTCGATAATATCATGGGCACCGTCTGTAGACAACTTATGCTTTGATTCTTAAGGGGTAGCTGATTGCCACGCCCCCGGAGGTGTCAACAAATACATCACCAGTTCTGAGATTTGCAAAATCAGCAGTTGTCGGCATAGTCTTGATGCTTAAATTAAGTGAAGCGCCACCAAGAGGACCCGGGTTAGATATTTGATTAAAGTAAAGCCGCAAAACAGCATTTAACTGCTCTTGGTAGCGGCGGTCGTACTCTTCCGGAGCAAGGGGAAGGTTTGGTGGGGTTGCATTTACTTGAGACATTAGCGTCGTCCATCCGGTCTGATGTCAATACGAGGAGCGCCAAGCTGCCATGTTGTATTGAGTTGGTTTGAAGCAATCTTAAAAATCATTTGACGCCCACGAAAGCGCGTGTAAATTTGCCCTGTAAACTCTTCGGTAATGGTGTAAGTACTGCCTTCAACCACGGGCTTGCCTACCTCAGTAGTGACTCCAGAGCCTGAGTTTGTCAATCCTTGCAAAGTCATAGTAACTTGTGGTGAAGCACCTGTTTGAGACAGCTGCGAATTACCAAATGTTAAGTCAGGCAACACGCGCCACACAAACGCAAAGTTGTGGCCGTCCCCAATGTCAAACTCAGACGATGCAATATAAGCGTTGATTGGTAACGGGGTTTCTGTTGCTACGTCATTTAACCCAAATTCATGACTAACAAGCGTAGAGTCGTATGTAGCAGCAATTGGGTAATCTAATAAACCAGAATCTAACCAAGCCGTACGCGCCATCGTGCCGTAGTACCAGATTTTTTCTATATAGTTGTAGACCACGTAACGGTCTACGTTTTCACTATTAGCACTGCAATAGAACCACCAAACTTCATTAAAGCCTTCATTTGTACCCGCAAACACCTGCAAGTTTTGAGAGAAGTTAATGTCTTCAAATACATAACGGCGCAAGTCACAGTTAAGTGTTTGCACGCGGCCATCATAGGCATAGAACTTATCCACGCCCATCCAATACACCACACCAGACGCAAGCACGGCGGCGTTCTGGCTATATATAGAAATGTTGTCGCCTAGCAATTGGGTAGACCACACAAAAGGAGGCCCAAGATATTGCAAAGAATACACAGCGGAATCTGTAAACACCACAATCTCTTGACGAGTCTGCACAACCGCTACAATTTCTGAGCCATGTGACAAACGTACGCTACCCGCTTGATTTGTGATTGAAGGCGTCCAGTCAACCAAAGACTCTTGGTCAGACCAACGAATCAGCATTGGGTCTTGTGTAAAACTACCGTAGTCGTTACAGCCAAACGCAAAAGTAAAGCGGCTAACGTCGGACACAAACAAATAGTTCTGAATGATCGGCACATCAGCGTCGGCTCCGGGCAAGCTGCTAACTAATACACCCCGGGTTCCTGTACCAAGAGAAGCGTCCCAATAATAAATAGCCCCCTGTCTATGACCAAATATCAAACTGTCGCCAAAGTTAGCTTGGCTCCAAATTCGCAATGCATTTATACCCGGAATAGAAATACCAAAACCCCACGGGCTATCTCCCCAACCGCCAGCGCCCCAACCATTTAACGCTTGTTGTACTTCAGAGCCAGCACCAATTTGATACGCTGCTACGACCGAAGCACCGCCACCCGTAGCTGTAGAAGTAGCCGCGGTTGCCGCAGTAATTGTGTATGTGTTAGCCGTAAGTACCGTCATTTGGTACTCGTTATTTAAATTTAGGCCGCCAACCGTACTAGCACCACTAAAGGTTACAAAGTCGTCAGTTGCCCCACCATGCGCAGTATCCGTAACAGTGACAAGCGTTAAACCATCTGTAGTGGCAAATGGGTTGTTGTTAATGGTGGAAGTAGCGCGTATGGGCGTAATATCAAAGTACTCTCCGCCTTTAGCAATATAAAACTTTAAATTTGTACCTAGACCAATAAGATTAAGCGCGCCGGTAGTTACCCAGTTGCGCAAAGAACGGCAAACACCTAAAAAAGTATTGGTAGAAAAGCGCTGCCAGCCACCAATGACTTCGGGATTACCCTGACGAAAGCGAACCTTGTCGCACTCATACCAGCCGCCCTCGGTGGTGTAGCGCGTGTTCTCCCGATTGACACCGGGCTTAAACAGAATCTTTTGTAATGGCATGGCTTATTTTCCCATCAATTTGGGTGCGCATCAAGCATAAAGCCGTGTGCCTGTTTTATCGATGATTAACGCTTGTCTTCGTGGCGCAGTTTCTGGGGTGTTAGGGATACTAACGTGTGTCCAGCGGTCAAATTCACGGATGACTTGGTCATAGGGTAGGCCAGACGCAATGATGGTTTTGACCACTTCGTCAGGGGTTAGTTGAGGTACTCGGATGTCCACAGCACAACCAATGCGATGCTGGCTAGTATCTTTAGAACCCACAGCGTCATTGACCTGCTTGCTTCTAAAAGCCGAGTTAACCATAACAGGTCTTCCTCCCAAGGCAGATTTGACTTCCTCAAGGAAGGCGGCGAGTCGCTTAAGGTTCTCCAGCTCGGCTTCGTTGGGGGTGTTGTCATACTGTCTGTGGTCAGTGTGCGTGAGTTCTTCAAGGGTGAAATGTGGTGTCAGATTCATTTTTTAATCCTATCTGCAATCTTTTCCATAGTGCGTCCACCGAAGTAGAACGACATCACGAGCATGCCCCATTGTCCCAGCAATTCAACGTAAGCGCCACGGGTTTCGTACTCAAATATTGAGGCAATGGCAAAGCCAGAATACGCCAACAGCAAGAAGATTAGCGTCAGAGGACGGATGTTTTTAGACAGCCAAGAGTCAGACCCCATGTCAGCTTTTACGCGCTCGGTCAGGTTGTTCTGCTCAGTCTTGTACAGTTCGGTTTCATTGGCCATCTTAGCCAGCTCACCGTCCTGAGCCATCTTCTGAAGTTCCAGTTGCGCCTTGGCTTTGGCCTCGGGGTCTGGAATCAGCTTGTCAATGAGCTTACCGCCCACGTTTAAAAGTGCGTCTAGTCCAATCATGGTTTACTCCTTATTCATCAGACATATCAGTTGAAGCCAAATTGATGCGGGTTTTTAAAGCTGAAATATCTTCAGGCTTTTCTTTAAAACCAATTGCCAAATAACCAGCAAACTTACCGGGGTCAGGCGGGATAGAGCCACGGCACATGAACTTTACACCTTGTTTAACTCCCCACTCCCCCACCTTAGATGAAGGATTGAATTCTTCACAGAGCACTTCATTGTTCAGCATGGCAACCATGGCCGCATTTCTATCTGCGCTTGCGTTAAACAAAGAGGTAACTGTGCCCTCAATCTTCTTTTCCCGTGAGCCATCAGCATTGATGGCTAGTACCGTGGTGCGTGAGTTAGTTGTAAGGTTGGCTTTGTGCACCAGCACAACTAAGCCGTCTACATCCTTCATCAAGCTTTTGGCAGGGTCAACCAAGTCATCTTGCTTCACCAGCTGGGGCATGTGGTCTTGGTTCTGGATTGCTTGCAAGATCACTTGGCGCGAGTCCCAAGCAAAGTATCCGGCAAAGGCCAAGAACGAAAGCAAGATAACCGTCAGTAGTTTAAACGGGCTGTCCACCCACTCAATCAAACCAATGATTTTTCCAAGTGTGTCGGCGGGTGTTTTGGCGGGTTGTGGCTTGGGTGCAACTTCTGCCTTTGGCTTAGGTACACGGCGTTTAACCGGCGCTACCTTTGCGGGTGCTTTGGCCGGTGCTTTGACGGCAGTTTTTGCCGGTACTTTTTTAGCTGTAACCATACGTCCTCATACAAAAATTTGAAACCGTCTGCGGTCTTCAAACGACCCTAGCTCAATTGTGTTTTGCCGCGCCCTTTTGTCGTACAACTCAAGCTCCAAGTCTTCGGTTTTTCTGACCTGTTTAAGACATTCCATTGCATACCTGTATTCTTCTTGAACTTTCTCAACTGCCTTGTCAAAAGCCAATTCTCTAGCAGTGTGGGTGGGTTGAACTAACGGATACCATTTGTTTAAGGTAATCATTTCTTTTCCCTTTCCATTGCCCTTGCGTAGTAATACAACACCTTGGCTCTCAACTCCGCACTATCCGAAGCCCCCGCCCAAAGAGCAAGGTTGTTCCAAATTCCTACCAACTGCTCTGAACTGCAATTGTCTCCGTTCGTCGTCAGCCACCTAGACAACTCCATGTGGCGCATCGTTGGGTCGTTAATCCAGCTCAGCCCGTAAAAGTCCGTAACTAAGCACGGCGACTTGGCTTGTGCCCAAAACATCCAACCTATGAGCACTAACCAGAACCATCGCATACATCACGGAGGTGTTCCGGGAACAGCATTTATCTGAACGCCTGTCCTAGTTGCAATAATGTTAGACCCGCCACTGTCCGTTGCAATTTGAATTGTGTAAGTAGCACTTGTTGAATTTATGCTGTCAAAAGAGGTAAAAGCATTTACCAATCGATAAACGCCTAAATTTTGCCAGCCTGTAGTGTCGGTTGAAAACTCAGGGTCGCCAATCGGGGTATAGGATGTTCTGGTAAACCGAACCCAATAATTTCCGCCAGCGCCTGACGTTGTAGGGCTTCCCCAGTTACCGTAATTTTGTTCTCCACTATCGTCTTGTACTGACCATGTACCGTTTGCATATAATATAAGTGTTATATCAATAGCGAAGTCACCCGTATAGAACGCAAATGATTGAGATGGCAGAGTTGCCAGCGATACAGTAGCAAATCCAGCTGATTTGCCATACAAAGAGTTCATACTCCACTGCGTACCGCTACCACCAACACCCGCAAGAGTACGAACCGCTGCATCATTCATAGAAATAAGCGCAGTTGCAGACAACCCCAACTCAGTGTTTGCTTGGCCTAGTGATATAGGCCCCGATGATGGCATCGTCATAATTTACTCCTTGGCTTTTAACTGCTTTTCCAAAGACACGACACGCTTGGCCAACTCAATCACCGCAGCCAAAGCAGCGTTACCATAAGACACCGACATCTTGCCATCACTATGCTTTTGAACTGCGTAAGGCATAACTTTCTGGAACGAGCCCGCGCCCACACCAACCTGAGTTAAAGCGGTATCAACACGGTCAAACACACCGCTCTGCACTTGCGCAAGCTGCTCAATAAAGTCTTCTGGGAATCCGCGCCAGTTCATCTTCAGCGTTTCGTCAGAGTAAGCCGTGATGTTACCGCCGCAGGTTAAGTTTGTGCCGTCAAAAGTTAAGTTTGCCGAGCCAGTAGACGTACCACCACTGTTATACAAAACTTGAGTGTTAGATCCGCCTGTGGGTCCGGTAGGTCCGGTAGGTCCGGTAGGGCCTGTGGGTCCGGGTACTGTTGAAGCTGGGCCAGTGGGTCCAGTAGGTCCAGTTAAACCTGTAGGTCCGGTGGGTCCGGGTACAGTTGAGGCTGGGCCAGTAGGTCCAGTAGGTCCAGTGGGTCCGGGTACAGTTGAGGCTGGGCCGGTAGGTCCAGTGGGTCCAGTGGGTCCGGGTACAGTTGAGGCTGGGCCGGTAGGTCCAGTGGGTCCGGTTAATCCAGTAGGTCCAGTGGGTCCAGTAGGTCCGGGTACAGTTGAGGCTGGGCCGGTAGGTCCAGTGGGTCCGGTTAATCCAGTAGGTCCAGTGGGTCCAGTAGGTCCTGAAACACCAGCAGCCCATACACCGTCACCGCGCCAGAAAGTACCAGACGACGCGCTTGTACCACTGTTTAAATTGCTAACAGGCAAGTTGCCCGTTACACCAGTAGATAAACTAACGCCTGTCACGGTACCGGTAAGAGTTATATTGCCAGAAGATGTAACGGTTCCGCCTAAAGTAAGACCGTTAGCAGATCCTACGCCAGCAACAGAAGTCACCGTGCCCGTGCCCGCAACGGGGGTAGCCCATACGCCATCACCACGCCAGAATGTAGCGCCAGAAGCACTTGCCCCGCTATTTAAATTAGCGACTGGAAGATTGCCGGTTACGTTGGTGGCCAAGTTTACAAAGGTTGTTGAGCTAGTGCCCGTGCCACCAGAAGTAATCGGCAAGGGAGTGCCAAGGACCAAAGTAGCCAAGTAGTCAATTTGATTGCCAACGTCTGTACCGTTGTTATATACCACCGTACGTTTGCCTGACGGCACTGCCACACCTGTGAGGCCACTTACTTTGACTGTAACTGTAAAGCTACTGTTATTAATAACAATGTAAGGCTTCTGAATCAGCGGCACGTTGATCGTACCAGCAGCAGAGACTGCGCCAGCTTCAATGTTTAAACACAGTGCACGGGCGTTCTGGGCTGTGTTGGTATCTGTCAAAGTCAAAGTAGCGACGTTAGAGGCAAAATTTGCCGAAGTCAGTGTCGCCATGCCTACCATAGCCTGCTCAATAGCTGTACCAATATTAGTGTTGGTTGTCGCCCCCCACGAACCTGACTGTTCGCCCGTGGTAATTAACTCAAATTTGAGAGTGGAAAAAGTACTTGACATTTTTAGTCCTTCAATATTTTAACGAAACCGTGGCCCGTTAAACCACATGGTAGCCGAGTAGCGAATTCCTGACGTCACAGGGATAACCCTATGTTCAAGAATAGACGGGAACGCGATCATTGTCCCCTTTTTCAGCGGTGCTGTGTAGTCGCTGTACAGCCGCACTTGGAACTCACCCGCCTCAAACTCGTCGTTTAGAAGGCAAATGGCGGTAATTTTGCGCTCAGTTGGAGTGCCTGCCAATGTGAAGGTGTCGGTGTGCCAAGCGTAGTGCTGCTCTGGTCCGTACTCAGCAAACTGCACGTTCTCACGCCCCGTGATGTGGTAGTCCCATTTACAAACCTTGTTGGCTTCTAACGCAAACTGCTCAAACCTGTCGCCAAGCCAATAGTCAGCGTCACCAAACCGCACGTTGGTATTGCGGGTAGTTTTGTCTTTGTCTGTTCCATCTAACCCTATCGTAGCGTCACGTACCTCAATACCAGACAGCTCTGCAATAATTTGATCGCAGGTAGCGCTGTCCAGTTCAGATGTGTACCAAAGGGGTAAGTGACTCATTGTTTGGGCCTTGGTTATTTCAGTTGCAAAGGGACATCTTTGGTACTCAGCAGCACGGTTTCTTGGGGTACAAACCCAACACTCTTTAGCATTTCTAGTGTTTGGGGGTTGCTCATTGCGTTAAGCAGTTTAGCAGGACTTGGCCTACCGTTGACAATCATTTCAGCTTGGATTTCTCGGCCAATCGTTACCGTAAACTCGTAGTTGGCATTGGCCTCAAACATCTCATCGTCTGTGTAAGGCGTGCCATCTTCGTGCTTCAAACGGGTTGGTTCTACTTCAAGGTACAGCTCAGCAATCAGTTTTTCCAGAATCTGGATCTCTTTGCGGTTTAGCTCAAACGCATGTTTCTGGTCTTCGAGGAACGACTCGGCCTCAATAAGCTCAGCTTGCAAGTTCAACAGAATATGAGGCAAAGCAGGCACTTCCTTTAAACTTTTTATTTCTTCAATCTTGGCCTGATGCTTTAAATCCGCAACTTCCTCAAGAACAGCAGCGCGTTTGCGCCCCACCAAAAAGCCCTGAAGCGTTTTGATTTTTTCCCAAGGGGTGCTGCCAATAACTTGGTAGCGATAGTTGAACTCTGAATTTAAGTTTGAAGCCATGTGTTTCCTTTATGTTAACGAGTAGCCAGCGGCGGCCAATATTCGTCTAGCCGAACCAACACCAGTAGTGTCTGTAGCAACTACTCCTGTGTTAGAGACAAGATTGGTCATTGATACGTTACTACCAGTAAAACCATAACCAAATATAGCTTTATCACTGCCGTAAATAGCTGCAGCTAAGAACCCTCTTGCAGTCCCAACACCTGTGGTATCTGCGGCAACTACTCCGGTGTTTGAAACAAGATTGGTCATTGATACGTATGACCCATTATTACCGTAACCAAAAATAACTTTATCCCCGCCATAACCAGCGGCGGCAAGGCCATACCTAACCGTACCTACCCCCGTTACATCTGTTCCAACAACGCCAGTATTGGAGACTAAATTGGTCATTGAATAAAAATTTCCACCATTATTACCATAACCAAATATAGCTTGGCCAGATGAGCCATAACCAGCAGCAGCAAGACCATTTCTATTAAAACCAACTCCTGTTGTGTCTGTTGAAACAGTGCCTGTATTTGACACTAAGTTGGTCAAAGAAACAAAAGCTCCACTGCTAGACCCGTAACCAAAAATAGCTTGGCCCGATGAACCATAACCGGTAGCTGCAAGTAAAACCCTAGCAGTGCCCACACCTGTCGTATCCGTAGCAACTACGCCTGTATTAGATACCTTATTAGTTATTGATACTTCAGCGCCTCCGTCAGGAGTTCCATAACCAAATATGCCTTTATCTGTACCATAAGTTGAACCAGCTAAAGACCACCTAGCAGTTCCTACGCCCGTTGTATCTGCTGCAACTACCCCGGTATTTGAAACCAAATTGGTTATTGATACAGAGCTAGTCTCCCGCCCAAAACCAAATATAGCTTTTTGAGTTCCAGCAGCGGCAGCGGTGGGCCATGTGCCTTGGCCCCTAGCTTGTCCTTGTGTGGTAAGGGTCCACGTACCTGCGTAATTTGGCATTGCGTGTCCTTATGTTGAAGAGTAGCCAGCAGCGGATAGACCGCTTCGAGTAGTGCCCACCCCTGTAGTATTAGTTGCGACCACCCCTGTGTTAGAAACCAAATTAGTTGTAGATACGTTTGCAGCAGTATTTCCAAAACTAGTAGTACCAAATCCAAATATAGCTTTGTCTGCGCCATAACCAGAAGCGGCAAGCGCATTTCTAGCTGTTCCTACACCAGCTGTGTCAGTTGCCACTACGCCTGTATTAGATACCAAATTGGTAACATTAGTTACACCACCACCAAAACCAAATATGCCCTTATCGCCACCATAAGTAGCACCAGCCAGCCAAACTCTACCGCTACCCACGCCGGCAGTGTTTGTAGCCACTACGCCTGTATTTGACACAAGGTTGGTAATAGCCGTATCAGAAAGGGAAGATAACCGTCCAAAACCAAATATGCCTTTATCGCCGCCGTAACTAGTAGCTGAAAGTCTATCTCTTGCTGAACCTACACCGGCAGTGTCTGTAGCGACCACGCCAGTGTTTGATACTAAATTGGTCATTGAATAAAACGCGCCACCATTATTGTCGCCGTAACCAAAAATAGCTTTGTCCGTCCCATAACCACAAGCTGCGGGGGCGCGAGCAGTACCGGCACCTGCCGTGTCTGAAGCTACAACACCTGTGTTAGAAACAAGATTTATTGAATTACCTACAGTGCCACTATTGTTATATCCGTATCCAAAAATTGCTTTGTCTGTACCATAAGTAGCCGCCGCCCTGTAAGCTCTAGCCCCGCCCGCAGCTGTTCCATCCGTAGCAACTACTCCCGTATTTGATACAAGATTGTTTACGTTAGTCGTGTTTCCATTGTTAAGCTGACCAAAAGCAAAAATAGCTCTTTGAGTTCCAGCAGCGGATGTTGTAATACTGTTAGAAGCCGCACTAGTTGAACTTCCCGTTGCGTTTGTTGCGGTTACGGTAAATGTGTAGCTAGTTGAAGCTGACAATCCAGTCACTGTAATGGGGGATGCACCTGTCCCAGTCAACCCACCGGGGCTAGATGTAGCTGTATAAGTTACTGATGAAGGATACCCAGTAGCATTTGCAGTGTATGCCACGGTTGCAGTAGATGAGCCTGTAGCTGTAGCAGTACCAATCGTAGGAGCGCTGGGCGTAGCTGGCCAAATGTTCTGGCCCCTAGCGTATGCCTGCTGGTTTAATGTCCATGCTCCCGCAAAGTTTGGCATCATGTGTCCTTATGTGAAAGAATAACCAGCAGCCGCTAGCTGTTGTCTGGCTGTACCAACACCAGCTGTATCAGTAGAAACTACGCCTGTGTTTGATACTAGATTGGTAACTGCGGTGACTGAACCTGTTGTTCCAAAACCAAAAATAGCTTTGTCAGTTCCATAAGCCGCAGCGGATATTCCACCTCTAGCCGATCCCACTCCAGTTGTATTTGCGGCAACAACACCGGTGTTAGAAACTAAATTAGTAATAGAATAGAACGTAGGACCTGCAACCACCCCATAACCAAAAATAGCTTTATCCCCGCCATAACCAGCGGCGGCAAGTTGTTGCCTAGCAGTGCCAGTTAGTGTTCCCTGATCTACAGAAACTACGCCAGTATTTGATACTAAATTAGTGATTGATAATGCAGATCCGACAGCACTACCAAAACCAAAAATAGCTTTATCCGTACCGTAACCAGCTGCCGCTAATAGCCACCTAACAGTACCTACACCCGTAGTATCTGTTGCAACAACGCCTGTATTTGACACAAGGTTGGTCATGGAACGTTCTGTTGATCCTGCAAATCCATAACCAAATATCCCTTTATCTGTACCATACCCCGCAGCGGCCAGCCCCAATCTAGCGGTGCCAACACCAGTAGTATCCGCAGAAACAACGCCTGTATTTGACACAAGGTTGGTCATGGATAAACCCGAAAAACTGCCACTATCGCCATAACCAAATATAGCTTTATCTCCACCATAACCAGTAGCTGCTAAAAGATTCCTTGAAGTACCCACACCTGCTGTGTTTGTAGCCACTACTCCTGTACTAGAAACAAGGTTAGTTATGTTTGTTGGTCCACTACCAAAACCAAAAATAGCTTTTTGTGTTCCAGCAGCGGATGTTGTAATCGTATTAGTCTGCAGTACTGGGCCAACGCCGTATGTATTTAGTGCCCATACTTGGAATGTGTACGACGTGCTAGCAGTCAATCCTGTTATGGAGATTGGTGAAGTTGCCGATGAGAACACTGTACCGCCAGTATTTTGAACAGCAAAGTAGTTTGTAACCGCACTGCCGCCAACGTCTGTTGGAGCCGTAAATGCAATAGACGCAGTGGTTGCCGCAGTAGCTGTAGCCGTCGCAGTGGCAGGGGCATTCGGAACCCGCAGGGGGTTAATCGACTCCGTTATGCGACCAGCGATATAGCGTATGCTCATTTATGTGCCTTATGTTGATGAGTAGCCAGCTGCGGCCAAACCAGACCTAGCAGTACCAACACCGGCAGTATCCGTTGCAACTACGCCTGTGTTTGATACTAAGTTTGTCATGGACAAAACCCCGCCTGAATCACCATAACCAAATATGGCTTTATCTGCGCCATAACCTGCGGCAGCAAGAGAGTTTCTAGCAGTACCAACTCCAGTTGTATTTGCGGCTACTACGCCTGTATTGGAAACCAAATTTGTAATTGATTGTACTGAACCTGTTCTACCGTAACCAAATATGGCTTTATCAGTACCATAGCCAGCAGCTGCGAGTTGGTATCTACCAGTTCCAACACCGGCAGTATCTGTTGCAACAACGCCAGTGTTTGATACTAAATTAGTTAAAGCGCTATAAAATGTATCGTAACCAAACCCAAATATGGCCTTATCTGTACCATAACCAGCAGCGGCTAATCCAACTCTAGCAGTACCTACGCCCGTTGTGTTTGCTGCAACCACTCCGGTACTTGATACGAGATTGGTAATAGACACTCGAGTAAACCCGCCTGAATCACCATAACCAAATATGGCTTTATCGCCACCATAACCGGCAGCGGCGAGGGCTGATCTGGCTGTACCTACACCAGTCGTATCAGTTGCAACAACGCCAGTGTTAGACACAAGGTTAGTTACTGCGGTAGCAGTACCAGTAGTTCCATAACCAAATATAGCTTTATCGCCACCATATCCGGCAGCTGCTAATTCTTGCCTCGCACTACCTACACCTGTAGTATTTGCTGCAACCACACCGGTGTTTGATACAAGATTAGTTATAGCTGTTGGGCCACTTCCAAATCCAAATATAGCTTTTTGAGTTACAGCCGCGGATGTTGTAACCGTATTTGAAATAGCCACAGGACCAACACCCGCGGCGTTTGCGGGCCACACTTGGAATGTGTAGGACGTGCTGGCAGACAAACCAGTCACGGAGATTGGCGAAGACGCCCCAGTAAAAACTGTACCACCTGTGGTCTGTACAACTGAATAGCCGGTAACTGCACTTACGCCCGGATTGGCTGGAGCAGTAAACGCCACTGACGCCGCACTAGAACTAGAAGCCGTAGCCACAACAGACGTAGCTGCATCCGGAACCGCAAGCGGATCAATGGATAAAGTAATTCGGCCAGCAGGGTAGCGAATGCTCATGTCACCGCCCGATTAAACCATGTCTTCGTAGCTAATAATGTATGTGATACCGCTGGCTGTACCAGAGGTTACAACAATAGACGTGCCCTCTTGCAAGTAAAGCTGCGTTGTCTTGTCCACTACGATCAGCGACGCATTAGCGGGAACCTGTACAGCAGACACCAGAGGGAACGCCGTACCGCCCGAGGGCGCGGAGCCTTGAGCCACAGCACCGTTAGTGTAGATTGACACCGTGGTAGCCACAGAAGCAGAACCGTTTACGTTAGCCGCCACAATGCTGTTAATCTTGAAGACTTCGCCGCTAGAAGCAGGGTTGGCCAAAAGAACAACAGCAGTTGTTGCTGATGGTGTTAGGTAGGTTGTTGAGCCAAGCGCCGTGGTTGCGGCTAAGATATTTGGGTTTGCCATGTTGGTTCCTTACAGACCGAAGATCAATGAGATTGCCGTAGCTTTAGCTTGAGAAACACCGCCAGAAGCAGGTGTTGTCCATGTAGGCGCACCGCTAGTGTTTGCAGTTAAAACTTGCCCTGTCGTACCGTTTGTCAAATACGCCGTTGTTCCAGTGCTTGATTGATACACAACTGTGTATGCGCCACCACCAGAAAGGTTAGTTGCCGTGCTTGTGTTCGCCCAAGTAAAAGCTGAGCCGTTCCAAGTCAAAGACGTACTGGCCGTTGTAGGCGCAGTAATAAACGCCGTTGTACTAGCGGCAGTGTTATATGGAATCTGGTTCGCCGCGCCGCCAGCTACATTTGTAGCCGCAGTAGCTGTTGAAGCATTACCTGTTAAAGCCGCTGTAATTGTTCCCGCCGCAAAGTTACCAGAGGCATCACGTGCCACCACTTTGGAAGCTGTGTTTGCATCCGTAGCATCCACGGCAAACGTACGGGCCGCAGCGCCATCGTATGTACCTGCGCTGGTCAGGTATGTGCCAGCAGTCAAAGCGTTGGCTACAGAACCAGCTTGGCCAGAGATAGCGCCAGTAACAGCGGAGCCGTTAATTGCAATATTGGTGTTGGTTACAGAGGTAAGCTGCCCTTGAGCATTAACCGCAAACACAGGAACAGCAGAAGCTGAGCCGTATGTATTGGCTGAAACCGTGGTGTTGGCAATGTTAAATGTGTAGCTTGGTGACTCGTTCAGTCCTGTGCCAGCCGTGTAGGTGATCGGGGCAGAGAATTGTTGGAAGACAATCGCCGTTGTGCCAACGGTAATGGGAGGAGCAGTCTGTTGTACCCAAGCAGTATTGACGTTAGCAGTGCCGCTAGTGACTAAGAAAAAGTCACCTTCGTCAATCTGGTCAACTCCAGTTCCCACAGTATCAAAATCTGTAGCGCGAGTCAGGATGTAAGGCGTTCCGGCAGAGCCAACTTGAGTAACAACATAGACACCGTTGTTTGCACCAGCTGCTTCGTTTTTAACCAGTATCCGCTCCGCAACAATTGTAAGCGTTGAGTCCACCGACAAAGCGCCGTTAGCATTTCCTGTGAGCGTTGCGCCTACTCCGGACGTTCCGTTGTTGTAAGTGTTTGCTGGCAGGGCTGCGGTAGTTGCTAGAGCAACAGCTTCATGGAAGTGAATGCCAGAAGCAATAGCGTCGGCGTACTGTTTGTTAACAATGTCTGTATTGCTAGTAGGAACCGCGGTAATTGTGCCAGATGTTAGCGCTGCAGATGTTGCAGTGATCGCGCCAAAAGACGTTTGAGCAATGACCCCAGCAGCATCTTGATATGCAGATTTTTCAGATGGATAGGTAACAAATACATCTTTAGCGTTGCTCGCAAAAGTAACCAGTGAACCACCGTTGCTAGAAGACAGCACTGTTGTACGGGAAAGCGTAGTACCAGAAGATGTGTATGTACCAAGGCCAACTTCCCAATCACCAGTAGCCGCATCAACAATAGCGTAATACGTGGTGTTACCGTTACCAACAGCAGAGAAAGATTGGAACCCCGCTACTGCGCCAGCCAACGTTAACGTGCCCGTGCCTGCGGTGGTGGAGGTCTCTTTAACCCGGTCTTTTAGTACGAGTGCCATCTTAAATCCTTACGTCGGTATATTTTGCCAGTTTGGAGTCTGGCTGTCATCTATTTGAGCCCAAACAAGAACTTCACCGATTGATACAAATAATTGTACGCCGGTAACGTTAGCATTTCTTGCTGCAATGGCACTTATAGTAGAGCTAGCAGAAGCTGCTTCAGAAATAGAGGCGGACACAGAGAGCGTGCGGTCGATGGTTGAAGCAGTTGAAGCAGCTTCTGAAATATTTACAAAAATTGAAAGCCCACCAACAGAAGCATCTAATGCGGATACGGCTTCAGCAATAACAGCAGCAAACGTAGCTGAACTTGTAAGATTTGAAAACGCTGTAGCTGCTTCTTGGACGGTTGCACTAAATGTACCTGTAACGCTGTTAGTTGAAGCGGAAGAAATACTTTCTAAAATAGCTGCAACAAATGCTGCCTGAGCAGTAGAGACACCGGACGTTGAAGCCGCCTCAGACGCAGTTGCTACGCCAATATACGATGCAACCGCGGGAGTTGAATTAATTGAACAGATTTCAGAGACAGAGCCGCTAAACGTATTACCCCCAAGAGAGGCAAACGGTGCTTGGGCAAAGGCTACATCCCCGAACATACCTTATCAGGTCGCTGTTAGAGAGAATGTGTAAGTCACGTTCAATGTGTCGCCAGACGCAACAGACTTGTCGCCACCGGTAAAGTCACCAGCAGAAAACAAAATGCCTGAAGTGCCAGAAGACACGCTAGCCAAGAACGCGCCAGCAATAACAGCAGTACCGTTAATAGCAAAGGTTGTAGGAGCAGCGGAGTTTGAAATAACAGACGGGTTTGCCGTAGTAGCAGCACCAAACGTTACAGCCTTACGACCGGCGGGTGTGTAGTCAGTATTTTCATTCCAACCAGCATGTGACGCCAGCGTATCGCCTGCAGCATAAGTTGTTCCAGAACCCGGACCAGTTACCAGACCCAAATACCATGTAGTGGTTTGGGTGCCAGAAGCAAAGTACACGCCGTTCATGTTGGCAATACCGCCGTCCATAACTAGGTTATGGAACGTGTCAGACCATTTTTCTACACCATCGGGGCCTACACAAGTAACTGTGTAAACACCACCAGCACCAACGCTGTCGGTGGCTACGGGGTTTGTAATTAACCCAGCGGACACGATGTCTTGGGCCTTTGATGTTTCAGTGCTCATAATAGATCCTAGTTAAGAAATACGCACAATGGCGCTGTTTGCATCGGGAGTTGGGAAAATAACGTTAAAAGTATCGTTACTAACCGTTTTATCTGCGCCAAAGTCTAGCACAGCAACAGATGGTTTACCAACAACTGAGTCGTTATAGATTAAAGCGCCACGGCATGTAAACGTAGCGGTAGTCCATTGCGAGTTGCTGAAAGAGACGTAAGCCGTTGCCACACCGCTAGAATTATTTCCAGCTGTTGGTGATAAGCTAATTATTAAGGTGTTTCCGCCAGCCGTATACCCAGTGCCAGACACCTCGTTGCTTGCGGTGTACGCAGTGGTTGATGGCCCTAAGTTTGCAGCCCCGGTGTACAAAGCTATCTTAAACGTATTAGGTGTTGTTGGGCCAAAGTTATGAACTGCTTGAAGCAGTTGCGTCTTAAAGCTGGTAGTCGCGGTTTGTTGTATTGCCATATCAAGTTACCTGTTGTCTGTATTGGCCAGAGCGATATGCGTCTTGACGCTCCATACCATCACCCAAACGTTTAGCTAATATTAAAGCTTCTTGGTACTTGGTGTTGTACAACTGAAGCATGTCGGCCTCACCCTTCATGTAGGTGTAAGCCTCAACCAAAGAGCCGTATAGCAACACTGAGTCAAAGTTATCGCCCAGCCATGTAGTTTGCGCAGTGACAATAGACTCTGGGTAATAATAGTAGTGAAGTTCAACCCCATAACTTGCGTCTGGAGTGGGGCCAAGAATAAACGATAACTCTGTCATCGCGTTAAACTGGGGGCCAAACAATGCGTAGTATTTAGGCATGGCTGTATCTGTCGGTTGTGGATACGCTTGCCTAATAAAATTCACGTCTTTGTTCAAGAGGTATTCATAGTTACCACTTGCGTCAATAATCGCCATAGAGTATGGCGCTAAAAAATCATTAGGGCACCCAAGATATTTATTATTCGCCGTTACACTACCAGTCACGTTCTTGCGTAGCGGCGGGAACTGAACGGTGTTGTAAATACGCTGCTCAGCTTGCTGAACGAACACGGGTATCTGAGCAATAAAACTTGCTTCAGTGTTCTCCGTATACGCTTGAATAGCGTCGCTGAGTTGGGTGTAATTCATGCCATTGGGCCTCGTGCCATCAAGCCTTTGGTAGCGCAGCCAGTACCGCGAATCTTAATACCAGAAGTTTTGGTAGGTGGGTAATCTTGGCTGCGCGTGTTGGCCACAGAAACATTTGCCTTACGCATTGTCTCTTTGGCTGACTCTTCGCCAACAACCACGCTAGGGACAATTTTGGGTGACTTGTATGTAGCCATGTTAGCCTCCACGACGACCGGGGGATTTTTGGTTAGCAACTTTAGCCAAGTTGCGACCCATCTTCAGCATGTCGCTGTTAGTCTTGCCACCAGCTCGCATGTTCTTAACCGCTGCATCGGGATGAGCGGCCTTCATGCCTTTAGCCATGTGTGCTTTTAGTGCTTTCTTTGCGTCCATATCAGACTCCTATTTGTATCGTTACTGTACCAACTTTTGCCAATAAAACCAAGTCATTTGGTGTTAAAGCAGCGTCAAAAAATCTGGCCCCACCAACTGGGTTCCATCCCCACTGAAAGACCCGGCTACCACCTTCCGGAAAGCCATTCTGGTCTATGCTTGTAGAGCCACCGTCTTGCAACTGCAGCCCGCTTAACCCAGACTGATAATAACTTCTATCAGGACGGGGATCCCTTAAAGCCTGTGGGTCGTCAACAGGGTACATACCCAATTGAAGCTGTGGTTGATCGGGGTCCCAGCACTCAGGGCAAACCAGCAAATCATAAGTTTTTGTCTTGATGATTTCTTTACGCAACACTTTTAACTTGAACCGTTGATCGCAACGGTCGCACTGCGCAATTGCCCATTTACCAGAAGCAAACCGATTACCCATCAGGTGCCCCCAATAAACTGCTGACGGGGTACAAACCTACTAGCGGCTTTCTCTCGATCTTCTGTTGAGGCCAACTCCCATGTCTCGTCATACTGTTGCTTTAATATAGGCAAGCGTTCAGCGCCCCCGGCGACTTTTAACGCCAGATAGTAGGACAGGCCAGCGGCCATACACGGGATAAACCTAAACGGTACATCCATCACGTTGACGGCGTTACCTGCATCTTGCGTACGGCGCAGTCTCCAATACACAAATTGATACTGTTGAGCGCCATCAGGTGTGGGCCAAACGGTAACTGCGGGTACTTGTGCCCAGTAGACCGCCGCATTGTTTGCGTGAGATGCAGCAGTTGTGTTTTGTTGGCCACGGAAACAGTTAAATAAAATATTGCCAGATATGTAACTGTAGTTAATGATCTCGTTGTCAATCTTTACAAAGCCAGAGGCAGGTAAACCAACCGTAGAGCTAAGCGTAATCTGGTCAACCGTAGATGAGATAGCACCGCTTAAAGTTAAGCCAGTGGGGGAATTTTGTCCGTTGTAGCGCTGAAACCACACCTGAATAGGTCTGGCTTGTTGAATTTTGTTAGGGATTGTGGCGTACGTAGAAACACTAATCTGCGTAATTGTCAGGTCAGCTTGATTGTTTTGCTGGTTAGCTTGCGTACGAATTACATGCTCTAGCAGATCAACTGTGTCGTCTGGTAGGGCGTAAGTGTTTTGCCCCTGCACCAAATTAATAGTGCCGGTCTCCATCGTCCACATGTTGATGCCACGGTTGGCCCAATCTGCAAACATGATGTTGAGGCTACGACGAGCAGTGCGCAGGTCATAACCAGTACGCAGTTCACCTCCGGCGCGTTCAAACGCCTCCTCGACTAGCTCATCGAGTTGGAGATTAAAGCCTGATGCGCCAGAAGTTGTTGCCATTATCTAAACCCTGCCGTTTTCTTTGCAATCGTCTTTGGTTGCTTTACGAATTGTTGTCCGGCTTTTTTGCCAGCACGTTTCGCACGCGTTGTCGCAGCGTACTCAGCAGGACTGAGACTTTTAATCGCAGCACTAGGAAGATATCGCTCACCCGTGTCAGAAGATTTTTTACCACTTTTGGTTCTCCATTTTTGGTCACCCCAGTCCTTCAATGATTTCTGAGGCGCTTTCAATCTTTGTACCCCCCGCCAGCTTCCTTGTATCTCTTAGCTACAAGCTGAGCTTTACGGGCTGACCATTGGCCTGCTCCAGTACCATGAGTTGCTGCGGCTTTTACTTGGGACACGATTCGCTTACGCAAACCGGGCTTTGTGTAATTGCCAGCAGCATTGACTTTACCACCATCAGCATACTGTGTGAAGTCAGTGTCATCCCTGCGATCCTTACGTTTCGCATTAGGCATTTTGCTTGGGCGGATTGCGCCCATACCTCGGGATGACATCATGGTTCACCTCAATACATTTTGCAGTTGGTCTTGCCACGAGAAGCAATACCATCTGCGCGTTTAGAAGCAGTCATGCCGCCATTCTTCATACCAAAGGCAGAGCGTAAACGCTGGCTAACTGAACGTGTGTCTGTTGTACCGCTACCGGTTCTAGCCTTGTCACGGCTTGCTTTTGCACGCTCTGCCAAAGACATTTTGGTTACGTCAGTAGAAGCTGCTTTTGGCGCAGGTTCGGCTTTAGCAGCAGGTTTAGCAGATTTAGCAACGGGCTTGGCGGCTGCTTTAGGTTTAGCAACAGATTTGGGTATGGTTTCTGATACTTCAGAGGTGCCAGCATCACCAAATTCTTTGGCGTTAGGATTTGACAACATACCTTCTGTACGTTTGTTGGCCGCTTCTTCGGCATCCACTTCACCGCCTTCGTTGTAACGTTTTCTCATGATTAACTCCTTAGATTAACAAGTTTTACCACCACTGCGCATCACCATAGTGCCACGGGTTTTACCACGTGAAGCAATGCCATCAGCAGCCTTAACGTAGCCGCCTTTTCTTTTACCTACAACTTTGTTGTAAGCATCGGTAGCAGCAGCTGTATCTTTGGCAGCTTGGGCCTCTTCCATAGCAGCCTTTTTAGTGTCTGAGTAGACCACATCATCCAAAGACCCGGGCGTGCGCCTAGGCTTGTACTTTTTCATGCCAGAGGCAGTTGAACTTGCACCCATGATGTGCTCCTTAGCAGGTCTTGCCGCCGCGCTTCATGCCCAGAGGTTTAGAACCAGACATCTTGACCATAGTACCTTTTGAGATACCTTTGGATTGAACAGCGTGCTCGCCTTTACCTTTAGTGCCGCCAGATTTGACAGCGCCCATTTTGGCTTTGGTAATGCCATTGTTTTTGCTAGTAGCCACAATACCACCTTCTTTCATTAACGACATCTTGCCATGAAGTGTCTTTGGTTTATTAACTTTTTGAAGGTCAGCACGGGACTTGGGAGTCCCTTTACCAAACTTCGTCCCTTTACTCTCGTCGCTAAACTCTTTAGCAACGGATACTGGTACGCCCGCAGCTTTTGCAAACTTTGGGTTGTGTGCAGCGGCATCCATGAGCCGCTTTTGCTTTTCACTCGTTGCTGGCATTTTCGGCCTTCTTACGATTGGTTATTTCACGAACAGTATCAGACTCCCAGATACGAAGACCGAGGTAGACGATAGTGAACAGAGAAGCCAAAGGCGGAAGCCATGTGGCCATAACACCAACAGTCGTTAGGACTGCTGCGCCATCTGCAACTGCTTTAGCTGTGTCATGTTGAGTCATATCATTCGCCCTTTTGTTTTACCACGTGAAGCAACGCCATCAGCAGCTTTAACGTACCCACCTTTTTTAAAGGTAGCGTCAGAACCGTACTTACGCAATTGAGCGGGTGTTAATGCGTTTCTTTGCGCGTCTGTCATTTCAAACAGATTAGGTTTTTCTTTACGAGGTTTAGCAACGCTTCCTCGGCTAGTCGGATCAATATAAGGGTATTCTGTTTTGTTACCCTCAGTCTTAGCATTATCTAACGCTTCTTGACGACGAGTCGCAGCTAGATCTTTTTCTCGAGCTGCTTCTTCTTTTTGGCTTTTAGAACCTTTAGTTGTGTCTATAACCTCACGTTTAATGCTACCAGCGCTTCGACCCCCGCCACCAGCGGAAGCAGCGCCACCGCCTTTTGACTCATCGTAATAGGGAGTATTGCGTGCCATGATTATCCTTTAACACTTCCAAGCTCTAAGTGATTTGTTTATGCGTGAGTCTGGGTCTTTGGCGGTTTTGGGGGATGTCAATTTCTTTTTCATCCCTTCCATCCTCGCACAAAAAGAGTCGCGCCGGGAGCCGCCTTCTGGCTGGGGAGGTTTCAAGTTCATGCCTTGCTTTTT